TGGCGCGTGCGCGCGACCGCGCGGAACGGCGTGATCTCGACGACGCCCTTGATGATTTCGCGGACGTACTCGGTCGGCGCGAGGTAGCCGCCGAGCGTGTCGGGCGCGAGCGACAGGGTCTTCATCTCGGCCTGCACGCTGTCGAGCGACTTACGCTCGCTCTCGGACAGCGAGCCGTCGCCGCGCGCGATCGAGCGGACCACGGCGCGCATCCAGTCGTTGGCCCGGGCCTTGACCTCGTCGGCGGCCGGGGCGGACTTGCCCGAGCCCAGGCGGTTGAGCTTCGCGGCCAGATCGGCGGCGGTCTCGCTCGCGTTCTTCGCGGCCAGCTCGGCCTGCACGAGCTTCTGGTTCAGCGTCTCGTACTTCGACAGGCTCGCCTCGATGCGGTCGAGCTTGTCGCGCACGACGACGTCGGCGCTGCCCTTGCGCTCGATCTCGGCGAGGCGCGCGTCGTTGGTCTTCTTGAAGGCTTCGAAAGCGGAGCCGACAGCGTCGACCGCGCTCTTCAGTTCGCTGGTGTCCATTGGATCAACCTTTCGCGGAGAGGATGGAAGCCGCGCGCTTGAGCGACGCGACCAGAGCCTCGACCTCGTCGTCACGAGAGGCGTCGGCGGTATCGTCGCCTGCGTCGCGCAGGTGACGGCGGACCACCGCGACGAGGCTCTTCGCCTCGGCGATGGACATCTTGCGTTCGTCGCGCAGGGCGGCCTCCAGGCCGCGCGCGTCGAGGATCAGGGATGGCGCGCTCTTGAGATATGCGAGCTTCGCCAGCGGGTTCATCGGGTCGTCGACGATCGAGACCTCGCGCAGATCGATCGCCTTGAGCCAGCGGCGCGGCTCGCCCGTGCGGCCGGTGCCCATCTTCGAGCCGCCAGCAGGGACGCGATAGCCGATCGACATGCCCTTGATCGCGCCTTCGCGCAGGCGCGCGTAGGTCATCTTGCCTTCGTCTGTGTCCAACCCGATGATGCGGCCCTCGACGTGCAGGCCGTTCGTGTCCTCGGCCATCTTGTCCCAGACGCCGACGGCGCCCTTGGCGCGGTCGTGGTTGTAGTACATCGAGGGCAGGCCGCCCTTCGCGCTCCACGACGCGAGGCTTCGCGCCATCGCGCCCGGCGTGATCATGTCGCCGCCCTCGTCGATGTTGCCGTAGACCGCGCCGTATCCGGCGAATGAGCCGGCGGGCTTGTCGGGCGCGAACTTGACTTCGAGCGCGATGCTCGCGACGCCGTTTGTCATTCGCCCAGCTCCTCGATCCGATCGGCGATCCTGTTCGCCCATGCGCGGCCCGCGTCGCCGCCCCAGAGATCCCACGCGATGCGGCCGTTGCTCGGGAAGCCGGGCTCGCCTTCGCGGAAGCCCTCGGCCCGCTTGTCGACCTCGTGGCGCGCGAAGAAGCCGACCATCCGCATGATCGTGTCGCGCGGCAGGCGCCGGCCGTTGCTGATGTCGCGCGCGCGAGCGATGCCGATCGCGGTGCCGCCGCGGCCGAACTCGGAGCGCCACGCAAGCGCCCGGCGAGCGGCGGCGGCCATCTCGTCGGTGGGCTTCCACGGGTTCTTTTGGCCGTTGTCGTCGTCCTCGTCGTCGTCCTCGACGTCGACCGGCGACGCCACGTCCGCATCCGAGCCCTGGCCGGCGACCTCGCCCATGTTGAGCGGGAAGAGAGGCTTGTCGAGGCCGTCCAGCGGGTTCCACCCGTCGTCCTCGCGCGCCTCGTTTCGCGTCATCCAGCCGCCGCGGATCGCGCGGTCGTAGTACTCGGCGCGATCCTTGAGGCTGCCGCGCAGCAGTTCGCTGGTGTCGATCGTGAAGCGGAGCCCCGCGCGCCATTCGTCGTCGGTGAGGAGCTGCGCGTTCAGCGCGGCGGTGAGGGCCTTGATCTCGGGCTGAAGCGTGTAGCGGACATGCGCCGCAAAGAAGGCCTCGGCGCTCGCGAAGGTCGGTGAGTTGTTGCCGGCGTGGCCGAGCATGATCGAGAACACGCCCATGAGGCGCGCGATTTCCTCGATCTGGTGCTTGCGCGTTTCGAGGTGCTGCGCGTCGACGCCGGTCATCTGCGTCGGCGTGAACTTGAGGGCGCCCGAGGCCAGTACCGGCTTGCCGGTGTTCGCTGCCGATCCGTACATCGAAGCGATCGCCTGGCGCACGCGATCGCGCTGCTCCTCCGACGGGTTGCCGTCGAGGGTGAAAAGCCCGGTCGTGCGAACGCCGTTCTTGTGCAGAGCGGCTTGCGACCGCTCGCTGGCCTGGGCGAGACCGAGCGCTTGGCGCCCGAGCAGGACCGGATCGAGGCCGCGCGCGCTGTCCCACGACGGTGAGCGCAGATGGAAGACCTCGCCGCGCGAGAGCGTCAGGGTGCGGCTGTTCTCCAGGCTGATCGTGTATTCGAGTTCAAGGTCTTGCCGAACCACGATCTGCACGTTGTCGGGCTTGATCGGGATCAGCTCGCGGATCTGGCCGTTGACCACGTTCCGCCAGGACACCGCGCAGCCCGTCGACGCCTTGTGCATCATGGTCGTGCGCGTCCACTCGCTCGCGTCCTGCCATGCGTTCGTCTTGCGCGCGAACAGGTCGTAGAGCGGGTGATCGGTCGCCGGCTTCATGCCGCCATCGACCGGGCGCATCAGCACGATCGGCAGCTGCGCGATGCCGTCGGCGATGACCATGACCGCGCGATAGAAGGCCGGAACCTGCAGCGCCGTCGAGATCGTGACGGGCTCGCCGGTCCAGGACTGGCTGTAGCCGAATGCGGCGTCGAGCCAGCCCTCGGTGAACTCGACCGCCTTCTTCTCGTCGCGGCCGAGCAGCCGCTCTATCCAGCTCAGCACGGCATCGCCCACGCCGCCGCCGGTCCGGCGACGGTCGGGTTCAGCGTCATGAGGTGCGCGGCGTTGAATGCAGCCATCAGCGGATCGATCTTTCCGTAGCCCGAGGCGGCGCGCTCGATCATCATCGCGCTCGAGGTGGCGCGGACCTTGGCGTTTCCGGCGCACCACGCCATGAGGCGCGAGCCGGAGTGTTTCAGCGAGCCGTCGACCAGCTTGCGCTCGACGGTCTTGGCCGCGTTCATCAATCGGATACCCTGAGGCACGCCGACGAGCAGCTTCGTCTCTTCCGAGACGCCGATCTCGGCCAGCGCGTCCACCGCGCCGCCGATGCCGGCGGGATCTGCGCCGACCATCGCGAGGCAGCCGGCATCCAGCACAAGCCCGACATGCGACTTGATCCACTCCAGATCGCCCGGCAGGCCGTCGACGACCGTCAGGTCGCCGTCGCGAGCGAAGTCCTGGTAGAGCGCGGCGTTTGCCTTTCGCCGGTCCAGCCCCTCGGGGCTGATCAGCGCATGAGCCCAGAGCAGCCATCGGCGCGTATCGCGCTCGCGCGCAATGACCGCGAAGCCGAACAGGTCGTCGAGGCCGCCGCCGTCGAGGCCGATCGTGGCGACCTCAGCGCGGTCGAGCAGCTCGTCGAGCGATCGAGGGCCGCCGTTGCCGCGCGACCAGAATTGCGCGCCAGCCCAGCCGTCGGACCGTAAGGCCACGCCGATCTGGACGTTGAGGTGCTGCGATGCCCAGCGGCGAAGCTCGGCCTCGCCCGCCTCCTTCGCGGCCTCGAAGTCAGGGACGAGGCGATCGACGGTGATGCTACGGCCGTTGTTGGGCGTGACGAGATGCCAGTTGCCGGGATCCTGCCAGTCAACGCCCTCGGGAAACTCGTACAGGACCGGCAGGAGTGGCGCGGCCAGTTGACCGTCGCGGACCTTGCGGGCCTTCGACAGTTCCGCCGCGAACACACCGGCAGGCGGGCGCTCGGACTGCGTGGTGATCTGGATCAAAAAGGCTTCGGGCTGCGAGATCAGACCGCCGCGCAGCTGACCGATCACGCGGTCAGCGTCGGCGGCCTCGGCGATGACGTGCGTTTCGTCGAGCAGGATGCCTGCAGGCTTCGTGCCGGTGACGACCTTCGGGTCGAAGGACTTGACCTTCAAGAACGCTTTCGTCTGCCGGTAGGCGATGCGCTTGAGGTGCGACTGGACGTGGAACTTGGCGGCCAGGACTGGCTCGGCCTCGATCATGCCGACAACCTGATTGAAGGCGAGGTCGGCAATCTCCTGCGTCGGCGCGATCAGCAAGAACTCGGCGCGCGGGCGCTGGTTGACCAAGAGCGCGGTCAACATGATCGCTGCGCCGGCGGTGGTCTTGCTGTTCTTCTTCGGCACGAGGACGAATGCCTCGCGGATTTTACGCTCTCCGCCGATCGCCGAGCCGAACAGCGCCCGCACGATGTCGCGTTGCCAGTCGCCGGCGGCCTCGCGCATCCGCGGGCGGCCGGGAACGTCGGGAAGGCGCAGCGCGTCGAAGATCATCGCCGCGCGGTCGGCGGCGTCCTTGTCGAGCGGCAGGTCCGGGACCAGGGACC